CCCAAAATAGAAGAAGCTGAAGCTAGTGGGTCCTCTTCGAGTAGACCTGCTGAAAGCGTTCCGCCTCCACGAGTACCTTGTACACCGCCTGATTCCGTGACTGGGTTAGATTCATCTTCCCCAGGGTCAACGGCTACACCACGTTGAATCAAGAATTCCAGCGGATTCTCCGGATCACCGAACTCCTCGTTTAAATCAGTCAGCTGAGTGAAGTCAGTCTCGTTGTATATACTTGCGAAGTAGTTACTGATACGATCAGACTTCTGCTGATCAGTGATGTTGAAGTCTACACCCAGTAAAGCGGCGTTAGTTCGTTGATCGCTGATCTGTTGATTGATGTACTCAGTTGCTGAACCAGATGCTTCCAGATAGTTACCATATGCTTTGTCAAGATCGTTCTGACCAGTGGTAATTCGATTCTGTTCGTCGATTTCCTCACGAGTAGGACCTGAAGGAGAATGTCCACCAGAAGGAGCGTGCCCACCGGCTCCAGCAAACATGTTCAGATACTGATTTTGTTGCTGCTGTTGAATTTGATAATCGTATTCTTGTTGCGATGTACGACCCGATGCAGCTAGCCGAGCGTTCCAGGCATCCCGTTCTGCTTTAGATACGGGGTTACCTTGAGCGTCATAACCGTATGGAGCCGGAGTTGGAGCTGATGAGCCACCCATTATGCTTTCCTCGATTTAGTAGTTAAGAGACCGTCGCAGACCTCGTTTAAATATTTAGTACCAGATACTAGAGTACCCATAGTTTTGAATCCGGCCTTACGAATGAATATACAAGCAACCCTGTTCTTAGTAGGGGTTATCCCGAACAGAGTCTCTACAAATGATTCCTCTAACCCCACTACGTCTTTCCAATGCAGTAAGATCATGTCACTGACCTTATCGGCCAAGAATGCACTAAGAGCGGTAGGTTGACCTGGGAGCATACTGAAGTGAATCTGTGCAGCTCGACCAGTGAAAGGACCAAGGGAGAAGTCAGCTAGGACCAGACCATTAGATACATCCACGACATTGTAACAATGAACAGAATTCTTTACATGGTCGACTATGGCACCCGCGGTCGGTGATTCGATATAAGACCAGCGATACTTGAGGGTATCGGCTGCTTCGAGTGCATGCCAATAACCGAATAGAGTTTCATGGGCAAGAGCTGGGGCCGGAACAACTAGGTAGGATTGAGCCAACCCCAGATTGCGCAATCGTTCAATGAGAGCATAAGTAACGGTAGTGAGTTTAGATTCCATCGTATCCACCCATCATCTTGTCCATATAGTTGAGACAGTCGTACTCACCTTGTTGTTCAGTGAGTTGCATCGCCGCCATCATATCGGGAGTAACACCCATAGCCTCTAGTCGAGGATCAGGTAATTCGTCAAGTTCAACCTCCTCAGCAAAGGTCAATCCCAGAGATTCGGCCAGATCAGGAGAACTCTCACCTCTAGCCTTGAGCGAGGATTTAGGTTCGACCCGTACTTGTTGCTTCTCGTCTAGGAGCATGAACGGAGTGGAGAGCTCTTGTATCAACTGCTCTTCTACATCTTCGTTAGTATAAGGTGATTCGTCAAGGTTAGAAAGGTCTGGTCTGTTATCGTCTTGGAACCATGCAAGCATTCGTATCCACATCAAGGCCTTCATGTTATAGATACCTTCTTCGTAGACCTTACCGCCGAAGTGAACCCATCTTACTTGCTCTGTGTGACCTAGTTGCTCTAGTCGGGATATGACACCCTCACCCCGCCCAGCGTCAATGTTGATGATATGAGGATTGATGATCTTAGACAGTCGGCTAATCTCGTTGGCGAACGCCATGTTATCCATACCCTGGTACCATCTGATCCAGTGGACCTTGCGCCCTTGTCGGTAAGTGATAACAGCCTTATCACCTTTAGCAGCATAGGCTACATCCACTCCGAAGATTCGTGGCTGACCCATGTAGTCTGCTTCTGGTATCTCGTTCTCCAGGGTTGGAGCTATCAAGTCCAATGGTATGAATACATCTTCAGCTGAGGAATCCCAACTGACGTAGTACTCTTGCTCGATCAGGCTCTCTTTCATACCAGCTTCACGGTCGGCTTGTATAGCAGCCAAAGTAGGATAGCCGGTATCGTCCCGAGTCAGATACTGGTAGAACCAAGCATCGTTCTTCTTAGCCATGTTCGACATATTGTACATGTGGTTCAGTCCACGAGGTGTACCGTTGAACAAGGCCCATCCACCGTTGTTTGCCATCATAGGACGGATGTAATCCCAGGCAGCTGGTTTCTGTAAACTGTACTCAGTGAATATAGCACCTTGGGCGTTTAGCCCCATAAGGTTATCGTATTGGTCACTACCCACGATCTTGATCATTGACCCATTGATAAGGTCGATCTCCATGACAGCGTTGCGCTTCTTGGCGATGATCTGTGGTGGTATATAGTCGAGGAATCTCTTACCGTCGTCGTCCGTGCCCATCCACACGATCTGTCTGGTCTGGGTATGCAAAGGGCCTATATACAAATAAAGACCAACCTTCTGGATGGCCTTGGCGATCAGTATATTCAGTGATACTATATCCTTCCCGTTTCTCCTGGGCCAGATAGCTAATCCACGTAGTCCTGGCTTATTCTGGAGGAAGTAGTCCCATATCGGTTGCTGATAGTCCCGTAGTGTGAATTGGTACGGTAGAGATATGGATTGAGACATAGTGTGAACGGGAAAAAGGCCTATATAAGGTACGCGTGCATGGGTGTAATTATATAGAGTATCTCGAAAGAGTCTATACCCATAAATGGGTATATTCTGAGCGATCTAAATGATCTAAGGAATAAAAGAGTGTAAAAATGGACCCAAGTGATGTTGGGTCATATCTTAAAAAGACGAGAGCCCTTTTTTCCCAGGCACGTCTAGAGAAAGCTGTCACAGAAATATTTTATGGTGTTACATCCTGACGTATCGCGCCTTGAGACGCATCCCTTCGTTGAGTAGAGATATAGAATTTTATTTTTTATTGTTCCGTTCATCTCTCCGCTTCACTGCGTTCACTCCGAGATTCCTGGCCTCCACAAATCTCATTGACCTTCGCCCCTCCTAATCCAGGGTACAGCCCACCCAATCCAGGGCATAAAGCTTCCTCGTACCTCGTCACTTCACGCCCTTGATTAGGTAGACTGCACCCTGGATTAGAGAGGCTACGATCAATGAGATTTGTTACGACCATGAATCTCTGCGCTCTCTCCGCTACACTACGCTCTTCTCTCCACAATAAAAAATAAAATTCTATATCTCTCAAGAGATAGACTGACACTATCCACTCATAGATATAGACACTATCCCTCTAGAGATATAACCATACTACCCCTAGAGAGATATAGACATACTATTCAGAGATAAGCCAGAGATAGAGAAATATACCCATAATGAAATATATACTTTTCCAATTCCATTCCCTCATTTTCTGACTCTTTTCTGAACTACCATCGAACTCAATTCATCATTGAGAACCTTCAATTGAGAATTACACATTTCACGAACACTCATCTCAATTCGAGACTCATCAAACCGACCCTCACAACGATGATACATTTCTAACTCATGACCGATTGACTCAATTTTCTTTTCTAACTCAATCACTAATTTTAATAACCTCATATCTATATACCTTTATTTAAGAGACTCGACTATACACCCAAACACCACCAAACACCACAACTAATTTAATTTAAAATACTTGATAAATTCACTTGACTATCACTATCAATGAGAATATACTCTATCCATCAAATCAATAATGACTTGATACAACTTAAAGAGATACTATCATGACCAAGAAAGACCAAACCCTCGATTCAGAAATTCAACGAATCAAAGACGAAGATCAAGAGATGATTCAACTCATCAAAGAACTTCACGATGAAGGCAAATCGAAAGACGATATCTTGATGAAATTATTTGAACACAAGATTATCCCTTCTCGACAAAACAGACTCTACAAAGAATCTGAAGTTGCCACGAGAACCGAGAACTGGCGATCAGTTTCCGTGACTCAATTCTTCCACAACCCCGAGACAACCAAAGAAGAATGGAATACTCTTATATCTGAACAATTAGAAGATACTAAGAATTATCTCCATATTCACGCGATGATCTCAGCGATTGCCCAAAAGAAAGAATTCATCTAATCAATACCCACTAAGAGATACCCCGAAAGGGGTATACTCTTTTTTAATTTCCGCCGCTCGCTTCGCTCGCAAAAAGAAATGATGAGTTGTTTCACAACTCAGTAAACCAGGCCCTTGGCCTGGACCCGGGACAAGCCCGGGTAAAATGAGTCGCTTCGCGACACAGTAGAGGCTGCAAGCAGCCCACCGCCTACCCCACCACCCACCGATGAAGCATGCTCATGACAATGGCTCGATGATTGTGTTCCACAATCACTCCCCATTATCAACGCATGCTGATCTATCAGTTGCTTTGGCCTACCGGCGTCGCAACAACCAAGAGCTCGTTCCTCGCCAAGCGAAGGAAAAACATCTAACAGCTCGCAGGCTCGCCCAAGAAATAATGAAAGAAGCTCATAGCTCGCGTTGCTCGCCTAAGAAGAGGGCCTCACTACGTTCGGACCTTTAAAGATCAGCTCGCTAACGCTCGCAGTTCGCAGGCTCACCCAAGAGGAAGGAAAGCTCGCTACGCTCGCTAAAGCCGCGGGAGCTACCGCCCGCCGCACCCCGGAACCTATTCGCTCGTTCCTCGCTCACGCTCGCTACGCTCGCACACCTCTACCCAGTGGGGCGAGCAGAGTCAAAATCTACGAGGTGCATTTAAAAATCTCCAGGGGCAAAACGCTCATCTAAATGATCTAGGATTTTAACCTGGGAGGTCTAAATGGTCTAATTTACTCAGTGGAGATCAATCGGGACTGTTTGCGGGGCCTCTTCTCTCCTGGGTTGATTCTCTATCCACTATGGGTTTTTCTGTTAGATATTTAGATCATCTAGACCTAAAGATATAGTCTTTTTTATATATATATATGAGATAGTATGTATAGAAACATGGTCGAAATGATCTAAATCTCTAACCCCTCTGTTTCCCCTATCTAAATGATCTAAACGGTCTAAACGATCTCAATCATCTAAATTATCTCAATAATCATCTCCACCATCATCAATTCAATCATCTACCACACATCTACCACAAGGTGGATAATCTAAATTGATCTAAATTCCAGGGCCGCGATCTACTCGCATACACTCATGTGTCTACTCATTTACACTTGTAATACACATGTAATTCTTCGATCATCAAAATTGCTATCATAAGAAATATTTATGATAACCATAAGAAATCGTGATGATAAAACTGTTGAATTCAATGGATTTATATGATAATATGATCAATGGGAGAAATCAATGATGAGTTCACCCACCGAGGAAATATCCTCACAATGATCTACTAAGAGAAAATATATATGATTTTATCATTAAAAGAGTTCCAAGAGTTAAGAAAATGGTCAGATGATCTCACCCTGGATATGGGAGGTGAGTTGTCAGAAGATGAGAAAGAGACTGGAGTGAGAAATCCACAGAATATCATCACAGGATATATGTACCCAGGGAATTACAGAATTCTCAAGACTGAGAGAGATTCATGGGTTTATCTGGTCGATGATTATGACGACGAGTCAGAGTCCATCGAATATCTTGAAGAGAAAATCTACTGGAGTCTCTATATCAAGAATGTTCAAGAGGTAGAGATTGAAGATTCATTTCGACTCGGTGATGATACCTTGATCTTATCACCACATGAATTGAATGAAGAACTTCAATCATTGACCTCGGGAATCAACCTCTTGATTCAAACTCATAATAATGAGATGAATGATTCAAACAAGGAAGGATTTGATTATATCGGTTTTACCTCTGGAATTCTATCATCACTGGAAGACGAGATGATTCGACTCGGTTACCGAACTCGAGTTTAATTAATAACCTAGGATCATTTCTTATCGAGATGGTCCTCAATTAATAACTTTGGAAAAGATATGAAAGCAAATTACAATGAGAGACCTGATCCTACAAGCGATCATGAAAGAGATATAGAGCTAAGTCAGTTTATGTCAGATCAAAAGAAACTCTTCGGTGATACCCTGGTCAAACAGGTATCTCAAGAGATCAAGTGGGTGGATGCTAACCAATTGAATAATGACCCTCTGGAGATATATTAATGTTAGATTTTAAAAATTGGCAAGCTAGTAGAACCTTCACTCTGGACCTTGACGAAGTATTCGGTTGCCCGGGATTATCAGATGGTACCACCGGTATGGGTTATGTCTACGGTGGAAATGATGATACAACGATTCTCTCATATATCTGTATCATAGAGCATGGTGATGGTCACTCTTATTATCTCACCATATCTAATGGTGACTGGGTCTCGAAAGACCTGGCTGAATTAGAGGAGAAGTTATATTGGCAATGGGTGGTCAGTGAATCAGAGACCTCAGGTGAAGAGCTTGATGAAATGATCAACCAGATGAAAGAGACTCTGCGGTTATTACAGAGAAAGCAACTCAATTAGATTAGAACCTAGTGGATATCTGAGGCCCTGGGGCTTTGGGTATCCACTGAGTTACAATCTCGTAACGAAAAACTTTGGAGAATAAAATGATAGATTCTATCAGTAGTAAAGAGAAATGCTTCGAGACTGGGTTGATCAGTCGAGATGAATATGTTGGCTGGTTGAAAGAGAACCATCCTAATCTCACCATGGGTGACTGGCAAAGGGTTTGTGAACATGACAACCTCAGGGCCGAGCTGATCAAAATGGAAGAGAATTACGATGCCAAGATCGAAGAGCTCGAATTCGATAATGCAAAGATGAAAGCTGAAGTGGAATCAGCTGATAACCACTCAGAGGACCTGGCTGATAAGCTGAAGGTGAAGGTTAAAAAAGAGAAGTCAATCAACGAAGTAACCATCGGTGACTGGGTTATCATGCACACCTCGATCAACTACTCACCTGCAGTCACCATAGTTGAGAGTCACTTGTTTCACACCTACTTCAATGAAGATAATGGGTGGGATGAGGAATCCATAGCGATGGCTTCTGGGTTAGAACCTGGGGATTGTATCTCATGTGATATGGGCAATGCAATTCATGTCGTGAGGGTCTGAAATGAAGTTCTTAAAAGAGAGTGATTTCGCACCAGCTGATATCTTCTATACCTCTGGGTATATCGGTCAAACATGGCCGAGTGTCAATCAAAAGAAGTTTGCTGATACCAAGGTAATCGCAACCTTACAAGCTTTCATCAAGGATGTGCAAACCAATGAAAAGTGGGCGACTACTAGTGCAATGGAGCATAAGGAGAAAGCAGAGAGGTGGTTAAATGCTTACCTTTGAACAATGGCGAGAGGCTGCAGAGTATACCATGAGCATCGGTAATCATCCCGCTATTCAAGATGAGGCTCTGCGGTTCACCATCGGTTATGTCTACCCGGGAGGATTCTTCATTGAGTTCAGGCCTGAGTTTATCAGCACCGATAAGCCTATGTGGTCTTTCGAGATCATGGATGGTAACCATTATGAGTCTGCTCGGTTCTATCATGAACTTGAGAAGCCTCTGTATGATATCGCGGTAGAGTTCTACCTGGCTGAGAACGAAGATTAGAGCCTATGATCACTTTGCAAGAGGTGATCATGTGCTATTAATTTTGATAGCAAACTTTGGAGAATACCATGAGTGAGAAAATATGGGTTGTAGCTAGTGAGTCCGATGATTGGGCTTATTACGATCAAGCCGAGATAGATAACCTCTTCCCGGATAGTGAGGAAAGAGAGCTGATAGATGATCTAGAAGTAGGTCAATGCTATCATGTTGATAATGGCAATATTGTCATAAGAGTGAGGAAGTACCAATGAGTAATGCAGACCATGAAAGGAGGTTACAACAGTTAAAGCAACTGGTGGAAGCCTCCACCTTGATCGGTGTAGATATGCGATTAGGGGTAGATAAGATGATCGACTATGCTGATGATTTGACTGAGGTAATAGAGATGTTACAAATGAAACTCGACAAAATCGAAGCTAAGATAGAAGTTAAAACAGAAATTGAAAAGAGGACAAATGATGAAGCAAATTAAGAAAGAACAGATCGCAGAGTGGAAGAAGTGGCCATTCAAAGTACCTAAGATAGATTACTCAATGAATACCAAGTATTATCGAGCTGTGTCAATCAAAGGTGAGTGGCTCGGGGCCTCAGTTGAACCACTGAGAGCCGCAGCATACATGGTAGGACAAAGACATTCAATCCTGATCGAGGTGCAGCTATGAGTCAGATACTCAATCAAGATTTAATCAATGCTTGCATCGAGGAGATTAATTCCTGGGGCGATTTGCCCAAGGAGAATCACCTCAACGAGCCTTCCTATATCGACCTGAGCTACAAGCATATCTTATTGTCATATGTCTTGAAGCAAAGCTACGACATGGGTATGGAGAAGAGTGATCTATCCAGGCAAATTATCATGGACCTTGACTACTGGCCTGATGCAACACCTTACCAAGATTGGGATGAGTATGATGAAAGCAAAGCTTCAGTACTCAGAGTCAATAAGTTCATCTGCTTCGAGGAGTTCGGTAACCAATTCCTCAACTCAACCAATGGGTGGACTGATTTTGCTGTATGGATGCTACGAAGTGCAAATACTCCTGGGTTAGAAGAACGACTCAGGGCGGTGTGTGAATGGAATGATCCTAATGGAGCCTGGACTGATACAGAACCAGGCATGGCAGATCATTGTGGGTATATGGTGAATTGTGATCAATTGATCTGTCAGATAGCTCTCTGGTCAATGGAATACAAGGACAATGATGCACCTCTTTCAAGGAACTCTGAAGGGAGGATGATATGACATTACCTGATAGCTTACCTCCTAAGAAAGAGCCAGACCCATACAAGCGATGTATGTGGGCTATGGTGATCGTGGGTATCTTACTCGTCACCATCTTGGTGCTCTTGATCACGAATGCCGAGGCTCAGGTCTCGGTGTTCACTGATCCAGAGAGTGATGCCATAGTGTTTGAGGACAAAGGAACCACCATTGAGGTGACTCCCTATGGTCCAGGCTACGAGGTATCCATACCTAGTGGCTTCGGCTATGATTCCACCTTCATTGTATCACCTGATGGGTATGTCACTCGCACCTTCGAGGTTGATGAGTGAGAACAATAGCTAAGATGGTGAGCTATTTGTTTGCAGCTTGCTTTGTTAGCTTCTTGATATTTCTCGTATGGTCTTTATCGAGTGCTATCTATCAAGCAATGAACCTCTGTAATTAACCTTAAAAGAATCCCGAGCTAATAACCCGGGATTTTTAATAAGCAATAAAAAACCCTCTATAAAGAGGGCTTTTTCATATCTAAAAGAGGGCGATTCTGTTCTACTCTGCTCTCGATAAAAGCGCCTCCACCCACCGTTTGAATTCCCGATCCTCCAATTGTATGAAGCCTGCCTTCAAACCAATATTCTGTGCTGAGATTAAGAATCTCCACTTCCCTCGGTTTTGCCTGAACATCACCACAGGTACTGGATACTCATCTGTGACCGCATGAACACATTGTACCCACCAGGACCGGAGAGCTAAGACCTCTACTCTCTTAATCTCAAAGCAAAAGGGTTGGAATCCCTGGAGGTCGAAGCCTGCTTGAGTCTTGCCCTTGCCACCGAATCTATATTGTTCAAGGTTACGCTCAGGTTCGTGCTCGAGTTTGAATTGTATCTTCAACCATCGGGCTGCTTCGCGTTCAGCATTAGCCCCTTTGTTCCTACCATTAATTCTGCCCATTACCTATTCCTCGCGTAACATTTAGGGCAAGGAGTACCTACCGGAAAAGAACTATTACATTGATTGCAGACATCTCTTACTGAGTCTAACATAGGATTCCTACCATACTGCTCAGGTGGGTCAACTATGTGCTCTTTAAACGTCTCTTTAACTTCCTCCATCACTTCACCCAGGGCGGGATCAACTTGGGCATATGTATCAAACATAGTAGGTGGATTCTCCTGTCTATCTCTAACCAAGTCATACAGCTCTTGCGCCCACTCTAAGGGTATTGGCTTGCCTGCCTTTTGGTATCTTTGCATAGCTTCAACGATAGCTATAGCGCGATTACTGTCTTGTACATACTTAGGTACTAAGCCTAATGGTGGTTTACGCTTCTTCATGTGTAATTACCTCTTTAATTTCAGTTGCTTGTGGTGTTGCTAGAATGTTGACGGTCACACCGCCTGTGCTGGACGAACCAAGTAAACCTGTTGTCTCGATTTTCCTCATCTTCTCGAACAAGCCTAGTAGTTTATCAGCTTCCTCGAATGTACACTTGCCGCTAGACACGGCATCCAGAACATCCTGGGCCGATTCAATCGAAATGTCTAGCTTATCTGAGCTTTGCAGCATCAGTTTCTTTAGCACATCCCAGACTTCTTCCCGGGCTTCAGCATTCGTGCTTTGAAGTTTACCAGTACCTAAGGCTGCCTCGATGTATTGCTCTACCAGGGGCTGAGCCTTCTCTAAGAACATCTGCTTTAACTCTTGTGCGGTATGCCTGATAGGAGGCGCTTCATTAGCTATCTGTAATAATTTAGCCACGAGGTCCATCCTCCGTCACTGTCCACTCAGGGTCTCTGAATGTATCTATAACTTTCTGAAATCTGTCTAGGATAGTTCGTATATCAGTGACATTGATCTTCTTAGTGTCAAGATCATGCCTTATAGAAGCTATTGCTTCTTCATGTGTACAATTATGCGGTATCATTACTTACCTCCGGGGTTTATGTTCATCATTGTTTCTTCTAAGCCATCAAGACCTAGAGCTTCTCTTTGTTTAATGCCATCAAGATTAAGGTGGAGAACTATCTCTCCTTTATCCACTAACTTGTCAGGAAATCCACCATTCAGTTTCCGCTTGTCGTCTGTCATTTGTATCGGCAGCAACCAGCGTTTCTCTACCAGGAGGTCAAGTATATCTGGTACAAACTCTCTAATAGAGGGCGATATCGAATTCTGTAAAGCACCGCACATTACGAAGCCTTCCCATATCTTCCCTGCAGAGTACCACTTCTGAATTGTAGTTAGCAGACTCTCTGCCTTCCGGGGCATACTCTCATATGCAATCATTTGATGTGATGTAATCGACTGACCAAACAAAGCCTTAGCAAACATGAACCCAGAGTTTAGATATTTAATAGGTAAAGTGTAAGTACCATTCATCGCATCAATCTTGTTATACACGATGCTGAAGGCGGGATCATCAAGGGAGGCGAAACAGGTAGCATACATCAAGGATAGAGTGATCAACTTGTTTGACTTATCGTAATGACCTCGCCAAGTGGTCTTTAGAAGTTTAGCAAATTCCACATCCATTCTAGAGCACGCTTCCATCCCGGCTTCTGATAATCTGATATGCAGCGGATTAGAGATTCTTCGCAAACAAAGAAGTCTAAGCTTCTCGTAGTAGGGTTCCATACGGGCTGACACGATACTTCGTCTACTGGTGTTACCCACGATATCAGCTCCGGAGACCGGATAGAAGTACATCGGGAGTCTGGCAGCGAGTCCCGAAGGCACGAACATATCACTATTTTTGAGTGCAAGTGCTGCGTCAGGTTGAACAAAGAGGAGAGCGTTAAGGACTGGTTTACGGATGTGCATATCTTGTTCATTACCTACCCTCTCGTATAATATATCGGAACCGGTAAGAGCATTGATGTATACCGACTCTCCGGTACCAGCTGTGCCATTACTCCCCGAATATTTCCCTTTGATGTTGTTAATAACTTGACGTGCATCATCGGATATAACTGCCATAACGCCTTGGTTATGATAGAGTTTTCGCACCAGTTTTTCTTCTGTAACATCTGCTGACCTCAGCCATGGCTCTTGTAATTGTATCTTATCTATCTTCATTTCGAGTTCACCACATTGCTCGATATGATAATCGAACTCGGCATCTGTATGCTCCTTCTGATCGTACTCTTTCCGGAGTTTATTCAGTTGAGCAGTGAGTGTCTTGTGTGCCGATAGACTCTTGAAGCGAACTGCTTCCCACTCCTCTTTGATCTGATCTTCATACTCAAAGAAGGGCTTATTCATCTGGTTATAGATAGCTGACTTTCTTGCTCCAGTGTCCATGACAATACAGATACCCGACTGACAGTGGGTAGTAAGATCATCATCTATCTCGTGGATAGTGACATTCTTAGATAGTAGGGCCGAGGTAATAAATACTGCTGATAAAATCGCGGGGTCTTTACCTACTCCCGTCCAATCACCTATCTCCTCAGCTGCTTGTAACAATGTTGTTGGTATCACATCCTCGGGTATAGGATTTGATTGCAAAATCGACCAGTTCCACTCTAGTGAGTCTGGTACGATAGGTGCAATTGAGGTTACAGGAGTCTGCTGCATGATATCTTCAGCTCGATCCTTTGCGATGGTCGACTTGATAGACTTGATGAACTTGTCGATCTGTTTCCTTGCCTCGAAATACCTGGCTTTATGCTCCAAGAGTATTTCAGGGGGAACTTCCTCGAAGAGTTGATCTACCTTGTTTCGCATATTACTAGCAGAATAATGATGACCCCAATGAGCTATCAATGCATTCATACTGGGTGCGATTGACTCACCCTTTAAGAAAGCCTGGAAGTGAGCGTGCTCATTGAACTCTTCTCCACTAAGTACTTTAGCTGTTGCCTGTCGCTGCGTTTTCTCTATCGGCGGGAAGTTCTTGAGTATCTCAGTCCAATGGTACAGATTACCGGTACATTGAATCATCTTACACATGCTCGGAGGATCATACTTGTGATTATAGAACCCCGGAACTCTTAGTATGCGAGCTAAATCCTTAGCTCCAGGATCAGTGTCATACACTTTGATGATCCCTTCCATAACCAGCTCCCAAGTTACATAATCAGGGGTCTTGGTTAACCAATAGTACTGATGTTTGAATTTCCCGGTCTCAGTCTTACTTGTCTGTACGATGATCGAAGGCTCTAGTGGAAACTTCATTGGTACTGACCTGGGTGTGTCGTCGTCTGCAAAGATAGCCCGGATTGATTCGAGGTCTTGCATCTTACGTCCACTTGGTGCCGTTTCATTCACTGTGAAATAGATACTATGTCCTAGATCATTCAGTTCGGCTAGTCTTGAGTATAACTCAGTAATATTTCCTGGATAATTACTGAAGATACCTTGCTTTGTCGCCCCTACAAAGGTTGTGTGCCCTTTGAATTGCTTCATAAAGTAAGCTAATTCCTTCGGGACCTCCATTTGTTGTTGCTTTTGATTACTCGCTAATTTTACCACTGCTGTTCTCCAAAGTTGAGTTAGTCTTGATGTTGACTACCCATTATATCAAATTTAGACCGATTTAGATCTATCCCTTTTGGGGTATATCTTTTTGCCAAAAAGTATGATACGCATGTGCGTTCATTTTATATAGCTATTTCTTTGAATAAATCGAAAATAAACCACCTTTTCGCATTCGGTTATGATATAATATCCCTTCAGCTGGAGAGTTTAAAAGCTGATTTTATTAATTTACCTATATTAGGAGAGAACAATGGATATTAACCAATATCGAGAAAAAGCCACAGCGATCGTTGTGGATGGCTTGAAAGCCAAAGCGAGTGACGACGACATTAAGATGAATTTGATGGGTGTCGGTGTACCTTATTCGGCTCTGAACACGGTTGTTAAGACCATCGCCATTGAAGAAGGTTTGCTGGTTGACCCTAAGGTCGTAACGACTGAGTTGAATGAGAAGATCGAGCAGGTCGATTGGGAAGCTGTAGGCGACTGGGATACCCTGGCCGATTACGGAACCAAACTGGCTGAATCGGTTGACGGTGCTACCTTCGCTCGTGCGATCACCCTGACTCGTGCTTACTGCAAGAACGAAATGGACCTGGCTCTGCCGAAGAAGCCTCGTTCTGCTGGTGGTGGTGGTAAAGGTCGTGTTGGTGCGATCGCTCAGGCAGTATGCGATCTGATCGCAGAGAATGCTTCACCTACGAAGCAAGAGTTCTACGATGCTATGATCCCGGTTGTTGGTGGTGATCAGCAGCACGCGAACATCATCTACTACATGGGTCTGCATCAGGCGGTCGCTATGACCGTCGCAGCCGGTGGTGATAAGACTCTGACCGAAATCACTGCGGAACTGGCACAACAAGCTAACCCTACCCCGGGTGAAGGTGTTTCTGCTGTACCTCGTGGTGAATCCGCTCCTGTTGAAACTGAAGCTGAAGCTGAGACTGACGAAGGTGAGTACGACGACGAAGCCGAAGAAGATATGGAATAATCGACTCTCCAAAGTTGAGCTAGCTTGGTACGCTAGTTAAATAAACTACCTCCGTGGTACTGCTCAGACGGGTTAACTTCAGAGCACTAACACAAACACAAACACAACATCGAGCACGATGCCAAATAAGCTAAGTGCGAATATTATGACAACCTATCGAAAACAAGTAGCGATCGTTAGCGGAGCAACTTCCATCGTTTATAAGACGGTTAATACGTCGAAAGATGCGTACCTCTGGATACAAGCTAATCTTACTGAAGCTCAAAAGGCTTGTGTACGAACCAAGAATATCTTAATCAAGGTACCCACTGTTGATGTATCACGACCTGCAGCGAGGGCTAAGCAATGGATTACATAGTTTACTATTTCAAGCATGAACGCAAGGGTTACGAGCATAACGAATATCTCTGCTTTCCGTGTGCTACAAATCAAGCCACTAACATTAAATCTGGGGAGACTATCCACCCTGTGATTACACGAGAGGGTGGACCTAAGAAATGTCCTTGTGGAACTAAACTCAACTGGATAGACTCGTGACCACATTAGAGCCAAACCACTTTACCGATTACAAGACTTCCAGGGAAGTTAAATCAGCTTATCTAGCTGGTGATAAATTCCTGATATGTAAGCCGACCAAACAATCAGGTATCGCGTGTACCTGCAGAGATTACATTGGTGAAACGATCACCATAGTATACCATCGACAGCGTCGAATGACCACTGTCAAATTTAATGAGCTACAAGATGCTCGATACACTGGAGAGAACAATGAGTAAGTTAAAAGAATGGGCAGAAATGTCACGAGAGTTAAAGAAGTTAAGAGATGCAGAGGCTGTGCTTCGCCGGGAAATATGTGCAGGCATCATCGCCAACACACCGATGGAGAATGGCCGAGTCACCGTGAAAGGTGAGTCGGAAGATATGGATTACAAAGCTGTGCAGACTCTGACCTACAAGGTCGATCAGGCAGCGGTACAAGCCTTATGGGCTAACCTCTCCGATACCGAGAAGGAAGCCGTGGTGTTCAAACCGAACTTGGCCTTGGCAAATTATAAGAAGCTGCCTGAAAGTAGTCTCTTACATGAGGTGGTAACCACCGTGTTAGCGATGCCCACCCTGGAAGTTAAGTTCCATGACCACTGAAGCCGAGTACAATGCTCAGGAAACTGAGCGTGAGTACGGTAGGCTTGAGAAAGCTACTGTCTACACTAAGTTAGATGAAGCTCAGGCTCATATAGTTGAGCTGACTAACCTACTTAAGCAGACTCAATATCATGGCTGTTCAGCTTGTCCTGTTCCTCCCGTCGAATTCCTTAATCGGTTCGATAAAGCAATTAACAATTACACACCTATGAAAGGAGGTGAATAATGGCTATTAAAATTAAATCAAGTAGACATGTCGTACATCATGTGAACTGCATGGTGTATGGTGAATCCGGGATCGGTAAGACTACTCTGTTAGCTACCGCACCCAAGCCACTCATCATATCAATTGAAGGTGGACTCCTCACTCTAGCAAATAAAGATGTACCTGTTATTGAGGTGCATAGCTTCAAAGAGATTGACGAGGTCCACAGCTGGTTACTCAAGAGTAAAGAAGCAGACAAGTTTGACACGATTTGTACTGATTCGATGTCAGAAGAAGCCGAATTGATCTTGGCCGAGGAGATGCAAAAGACTCGAGATGGGCGACAAGCTTATGGAACTATGGCAGACATCATGGCATACTCTATCCGGGGTTTCCGTGATCTGCCAAAGCACACGGTATTCACGGCTAAGGTCCGTAAGATCGTAGATGATGCCTCTGGAGCGATTAAGTTCTATCCCTCGGTTCCGGGGCAACAGTTACTGAATAATCTGCCTTACTTCTTTGATGAAGTATTTCGCATGGACTTCGGTACCACAAAGAAAACTGCTGATAAACCAGCACAGCAATATCGTTACATAGATACGGTCGGTAATCGGCAGTATATCTGTAAAGATCGGTCAGGGAAGCTCAATGCAAAAGAGCCAGCTGATCTTACTCGTATCTTTAATAAGATACTTCAACTTGAGCCCGCTAAAACACAGAAAGCAAACTCAAACACAAACGCAAATGCAAACGCAAATGCAAAAAAGCCCCAGGAGGGCAAGAAAAATGGCACTACTCCCAAAGCAAGCTAACACCGAAGAAAACTCGGAAGGTCTCGGCGATCGTACAGCACTACCTGCCGGTAGTTACCTGGCTCACATCGTTAAGAGTGAAATGAAACAGACCAAGGCTAAGACCGGTCACTACTTATCTCTCCACTTCACGGTGTTGGAAGGTGAGAAGAAGGGTCGCATGTTCTTCGCTAACTTGAATCTGGATAACCCGAATCCTATCGCAGTGGAAATTGCGAACAAGGAACTGAACTCCATCTGCCAGGCATGTGATCTGCAAGGCGTTGAAGACTCAGACGAGTTGCATCAGATTCCAATGCTGGTTACACTGAAGGTCGATGCCGCTACGGCTCAATGGCCTGAGGGTAACTCCATCACTGCTTACGCTGATGCAGGTGAGTTCTCTGATGGTGGTGACGACGACGGTGGTGAAGCTATTGAAGCTGAACTGGTCGAAGTAGAAGGCGAGGACCCAGCAACAGTAGCTGAGCCTGATCCAGAAGGTGCTGCTGCTGCCGATGCTGGCAAGTTGCCCTGGGAATAACTCTTAGTACCTCATAGAGGCGAGTGGGTGTAAGGCCCACAACTTTATGATTATTACAAAACTTCACAAACTTAAACTAAATAAGATTTACGAGATAGCCACAATCGAGGGTTGGCTGCTAGTAGATTGGCAAGAGGGTCCCGGTATGGTTAGCTACAGAAAAGAGGATATGAGAGTAAATGTGTACATATCCACTATGACCGTAGGTAGCTGTCTTGCTCATCCCAGGAAGGGTAAGACACAGCTGTTTAGAAAGGCTGTCAATATGGGTTTACTCAAGCAAATATTTCAAAACCCTCGTATACACACAAACAAAGGTTATATTAAAAAACGATGAACGCACTATATAAAGCAGTACTAATTCAATTTGAATTAAGTGGGAAACACTATTCATATCTTACCGACATACCTGACCTGGAACCTAACGACCGAGTTGTCTTGGTCGCCAATGGTGCCTTCAAGGTGGCTCGTGTGATGAAAACCCTGGGTTTGACAAAGAACCAGACAGAAAGAGCTGAGTCATTAATCTACGCCAAGATTGACCGGGAAGCATATGCCATACGTGTTCGCCAACACAATACTTACATCGAGATTAAGAACGAGTTGCGAGTAGCGAAAGAGCAACACGATGAAATGTTCATCTATGAAACTCTGGCTAAGGACAACCCTCGCATCAAAGAGTTGCTTACTCAGATGAGTGAAATGATCCCTGCTACTTCTAGCCTTCTGCCTCCTAAGACCGATGGCTGATCTATCTACGATGTTTAAAACCACCGCCTTCCAACTGGAAGGAGAGGTGGTACTCGAGCCCAGACCTTATCTGGGTATGTCGCAGCTTGGGCACGAATGCTCAAGGTTTCTCTGGTATCAATTCCACTGGGCTTTTCTAGACACCACTACTAAGCGGATGATTCGTCTATGGGAAAGGGGTCACAGAGAAGAGCCTGTAATTGTTGCTGATCTTGAGAAGATTGGTATCAAGGTATGGGGTGACCAAGTTGAAATGGTCGCAGGGCATGGTCATATCAAAGGTCATTGCGATGGTCAATGTAGTGGTGTGATCGAAGCACCTAAGACCACTCACTTGGCAGAATTCAAGACAATGAAGGAGTCTGCTTATAAGTCCTATCTTAAACTCGGTCTAGAGAAATACAGTCCCGTGTACTGGGGACAGATACACCTCTACATGAGCTTCTTAAAATTAACCAGGACTCTCTATATCGTGGTGAATAAGAACGATGATTCACGTGATGTGAGACGCTTTGCGTTGAATCAAGGTGTAGCTGATGATCTGCTACGGAAAGGCGAGTCTATCATCTTGGCCGAATCTCCCCCGGAAAGAGCTTTCCCAAGTAAGACATTCTTCAAGTGTAAGTGGTGTTCTGCTAAGCATCTTTGTTGGGAAACTGCACCGATGCAAAAGAATTGTCGTACCTGTACTCAGAGTAATATAGCTCTTGAAGGTAAGTGGGAATGTACCATGCACAATGCAGCAATCCCCGTGGACTTTCAACGAAAGGGTTGTGACTTATATGTGAGGCAAGAACATGAGTGATAAAACAATTCCAAAAGTACCACCAACTTATCTAGGTGATGGTGTCTATGCTGACTTTGATGGGTACTCTGTCATACTGAAAGCTAACGATCATCTAACGCCTACTGATGTAATAGTCTTAGAACCCTTAGTTCTAACGGCTCTTCAAGATTATGTGCAGAAAATTAAAGATGCAATTTGAAGATAGACAATATCAGTTGGAAACAGCTGATGCAATGTGGGAGGCGATACAGGACCCTGAGTGTAAGCCTGTAGTTGCTGTGCCCACTGGTGCTGGTAAGACGGTTATCATGGGGTTATTCTTTAAGAGGTATCTTAAAGTGTTCCCTGATAACCAGATACTAGTGCTCTCTCACACCAAGCGAATCCTCGAACAAGATACCAGAGCCCTGGAATCCTTCTTCCCTGATGTTGAGATAGGTGTATACAGTGCTGGGTTGAATCGTAAAGAGCATCGGCAGATCACTGTTGGTGGTATTCAATCTGTTATTAAGAACCCTAATCTATTTCGCTGGACCAATCTAGTCCTGGTGGATGAAGTACACTCTGTTAGTCATAAAGCTGAAGGCTCTTACCGCAAGTTACTCGATGGCATGTTCGCCACAATAACCGGTATGTCTGCCACCGTGTTCAGAACGGGGCATGGTTATATCTATGAAGGTAAAGGTACTATCTTCAATACCCTAGCCTATGATCTAACCTCTGTAAAGAATTATAATAAGCTAGTAGAGGATGGTTACATAGCCCCTCTCATAGCTGTGGCACCTGAGACTCAACTCGATTCAACCAAGGTAAAGAAGTCAGCAGGTGACTACAATGTTAAACAACTCTCAGAAACTCATGATAAGAAAGTCATAACTGACGCGGCGATTCAAGATGCTTTATATTATGGTAAGAACTATTCACACTGGTTGGTTTTCGCCATTGACATTGAGCATGCTGAGCACATCAATGAAAGTCTAAATGATCGAGGAATAAACTCAGGCGTTCTTCATAGTCGAATCAATGGAGACGAGGATGAAATCCTCAAAGACTTTGACACAGGTAAGATTCGAGCTCTAGTCTCAGTCGGTATGATTACTACAGGGTTTGACTCTCCACATGTTGATCTGATCTTAATGCTTCGGCCGACCATGTCTGCAGTGCTACACGTACAGATGGCGGGACGAGGAACAAGAATACACACAGGAAAGAAACATTGTCTCTACCTTGATTATGCTGGTAACACTGGTCGTCTTGGTCCTATCAACAATGTCATTGTTCCGAAGCAAGCTAAGGAAGATGGTACTGGTGAAGCACCTACCAAGACCTGCCCTATCTGTTCGACCATCACATATACCAGAGCCAAGGTCTGTGACTCTTGTGGTCATGAGTTTGTATTTGAGACTAACCTAGTTACACTGGCAGGCACCGCTGACATCGTTGAAGGTGACCATGCTCAACCAGCTAAGGATAAGTGGTTGACCGTAACCAGAGTTATGTATGCTATACATAGGAAACCAGGAGCCCCGGATTCTTTACTAGTCACCTATCATTGTGGTCTTACTCGAGTGAAAGAATGGTGGTGTATTAACCATCGTGGCTTCGCTGGTAGGAAGGCACAGAGCATGGTACAATACCGTAGCTACCGAGGTCCCATGGATACTCATTCAGTCTATAAAGCCAGAGCTACCTTAGATGTACCCAAACAAATCTTAGTAGATTTCTCTGCTAAATTCCCTAACATCCTTAACGCGAGATTCTAATATGTGCTACGAGCTAGTCAGAACACCAGACCAATACACTGAGCTACAGAAAAGACTCACCTTCACTAAACCCTTGTTCTGTGATACAGAGACCTGTGAAGAATTGAGCAAGACAAAACCCAAAGGTGGATTGTATGGCAAGGTACGACTCTTCCAGGTGTATCAGAAAGGCTGGGAGAAAGCATACCTAGTAGACTTCTACTTCATTGACGGCTTCGAGTTTCTTAAAATGATTCAACCATTCCATCAGGTATTCCACAATGCGTCTTATGATTTACATACTATTAATTGTCATACTCCAGACACTTATCTACCTACCGAACTGAGTGACACCTTCTACCTGGCTAAGGCCAAGTTCACAGACAAGCAGAGGTTTGGTTTCTATGAATGTTTGAAGTGGGCTAAGCTCGAGGATGATAAGATCAGAGCTATAGATAAAAAGGCTAGTCAGAAATCAGACTGGTCTAAAGCATTAACAGAAGAGCAGTTAATCTATGCAGCTTACGATGTACTCTATCTCAGCCTTCTCTATGATGTGGTGAAGGATGCAGCAGATGAACCTTATCAACTTGACATAGAGAACCTGAACTATGCTGCTCACTATGATAGATTCGGATTGCCGATGAACCAAGCTTGCTTAGCTGGTATCAGACGAGAACAGACACTCCTCCTCGAGGAAGCGATGCAACATGTACCGGTCAATCCTAACTCTCCACTCCAGTGTAAGAAATGGTTGGGCTTACCTTCAAGTGATGCTGACACCTTAGCGAACGAAGCTCTCCGGGGTAATGAAGGCGCTCGTCAATTACTCAAGGCACGGAAGTCAGGTAAAATCCTGGGTTTCATAGAACAGTACGATCGACCCAGAGTCAACGCTTTCCACAATGCCTGTGGTGCACGAACCTCACGTATGACATGCTCAGGCGGTGATCGCTACGGGTATGTGAATCTCCAGCAACCTCCACGAAGATTGTATGAAGCCATGCAAGCTAGCCATGGTAACAAGTTAGTCTATGCTGACTTCTCTGGTCTAGAGTTGAGGATGGTAGGTGCCTTCGTTGGTGAGCCTCAGTTAGAGAGACTCTTCAAGGATGGTGTAGATGTTCATACTCGGACAGGTGCTTTCTTATATGACTGCACTGAAGAGGAACTCAAAGAGACTCAACGATGGTCTGCTAAGATGGTATCATTCACCACGATATATGGTGGCGGTGCTTTAACCGTACAAGGTATCATGCAGAAACAAGGTGGTAAGCTAGTAAACATTCAAGAGGTGAAAGCTCTACAAAAGAAGTGGCTCGAGTTATACGAGTACATCAAAGAGTGGCACAGGATGCACGGTAAGATGCTCCAGGTCTATGGATACATTGATACCAACTCTTTACTAGGTCGAACCATTCGAGCCTACACTTACACCGAGTCTTTCAACTTCCCTATTCAAGCGAGCGGTGCTGAGGTGTTGAAGATGTCACTCAGGCATCTACACTCATATGGTGAGGACCCTAAGATAGCTAATGTAGTACACGACTCCATAACCCTCGAACAACCAGAGGGTGAGCTAGCAGAGATGTGGGGTGAGAGACTGACAGAATCTATGTTGTGGGGTTGGGACCAAGTGGTTAGAAATTCAGCCATCCCTGATATGCCAATGAAAGTGGACAC